CTGTCTATATCGGACGGGCGCCGGTCCATCAGCTGGCAGACTACAAGGACAAAACCAACGTTCCGATTTTGATTTCGTCCTGGCAGGATGGAATGAAAAAAATCGGTTACAGTGAAGCGTGGAAGGATTACGATCTTTGCGAAGCGGTCTATGCACATTACCGGAATTCTGTCAACAGTGCGGGCCCTATCGTAGTCATCAACGCCCTGAATCCGGATGATAAGAAAAATGAAACGGTGCAAAACGCCTCGGTGAAGTTTGTGAAGCGTTCTGCTGTGATCTCCAACTCCAGAGTAATTCTTTCCACGGTAAGCATTGAAGGGAAGATCCTCGGTACCGATTACAGCGCGGAGTATGCGGAAGACGGATTAAGCGTAATTTTGAAGGATATGAAGGGCGGCCTTGATACTGTCTCTGTGTCTTTTTACGAAGTGGATCCGTCCGGTGTTACGGACGCGGATGTCGTCACCGGAATCAACAAAGGTATCCCGCTTGTTTACTACGTTGTTTCTATAGTTCCCACGATTCTGTGCGCCCCGGGCTGGAGCCAGAAAAGCACGGTCTTTGCAGCGCTTGTTGCGGCTCAGAATAAAATCAACGGACATTGGTACTCATGGATTAACGCTGATCTGGACTCTACTGCGGCGAAAACTCTTGATGCTGCCATAGAAGCAAAAGACGCATATGAAACGGTAACCGAAGCGGCTGCGCTCTTGTGGCCAATGGCGAAAAAAGGCAGCAGGATTTTCCATGCCAGCACCTTGAACACAGTGACCATGCAGTGGGTTGATTATCAAAATAGCAATGTCCCCTATGAAACGCCATCTAATAAACAGATTGATATTGATTCTCTCTGCCTTGCGGATGGTACCGTGATCCAGTATGACCAGACAGGAGCGAACCGGCTGAATGCTAAAGGAATTAATACCATGACCTACTGGGAAGGTGTGTGGCGCATGTGGGGGCCTCATACCATGAAATATACATATGGGGCCAATTTGAACGCCAGAGATGTATTTGACTGCAACGTCCGCATGGTAAGGTATGTTGAAAATGAGTTTCAGCGCCAATATGGCGCTGAGGTCGATAAACCAATGACGCGCGGACGCAAAGATTCTATCCTGAATGATTTTCAGGCCTGGCTTGACAGCCTGATCCAGGACGGAGCTCTGCTCTCTGCTTCTATTGAATTCACTGAGGCAGACAATCCGTTAAATGATCTGGTTCAGGGAGATTTTAACTTTGCGACCGAATTCACGAATCCGGTGCCCGGTAAAAGTATTGGAAACAAAGTACGCTGGACATCGGCCGGCCTGAATTCTTTGTTTGGAGGTGGTTCTGATGCGTAAATTGATTATAGGTGCAACCGGCGGAATCAAAGTCCTGGCGAACGGCCATGAAGTTTCAAACGTGACCAGTATCTCTCTCCCGGAAATTGAAACAAAAGGCGAAGAGGTCGCCGGGGGTGGGATTCTCGGAACGTTTGCCCTTCCCACCCCGGGCTATTTCAGTGCAATGACCACATCCGTTTCCCTCCGAACGGGGGGATCGGACAAAAAATATTTGCTTGATGATAAGGTAAGCCTTGAAGTACGGCTTGCCGCAAACGTACAGACGAGCGACGGAAAGCTTTATGTTGCGGGGACCCGGTTCTACATTGTAGGATTCCCTTCGAAAATCGGAAACGGAAGCGGCGAAGTTGGAAAGACGAGGGACGAAAGTATTGACTACTCTACCGTCCGTTATCGTGAAGTTGTTGACGGTGAAGAAGTCCTGCTGATCGACCAACTCGCCGGTGTGTATAAAGTGGGCGGAGTGGACATGCTTTCCGGTCTGCGTTCCGCTCTTGGATAATGAGGAGGATTTAATATGAATAAAAGAGAAAAAGACATAGACGAGACCGAAATGGGTGAGCTGGGCGACGAGCGTAAGCTGATTCCTATGGGGGAAGTTGGTTCAGACGAACAAGCGCCGGATCCTGAGGAGCTGCAGGACTCCGAACATGTTTTGGTTTTAAAGCATCCTATTAAAATCGCGGGGGAAGAAATTAAGTATCTGGAGTTTGATTTTGACGAGTTGACCGCGAAGGATTTGCACCAAGTTTCCAAATATCTGAAAAATCTCGGAATCCCGGTCAGCGTTCCTGCATTGGATTTTGAATACCAGTTGACATTATTTGTTCACGCTGTCAAAAGACGTATGAAAAATATAGAATTTTCTGACCTGATGAGATTAAACGCTGCGGATGCGGAAAAGGCAACCGCGCTGGCGCGGGATTTTTTGCTCGACAAAGATCCCGGGCAAAGGGAACTGGGATCCAAAGAATAATTGCTCGGCTCACCATGTACACGGCAAATGATATCAACGTCCTGAATAATCTGCCGTTGTGTGATTTGTATCAGCTTTTTGAGGATGTCAATGCGGAAATGTCCAGAAGGGACGGTGACGACGATTGAAAGGAAAAGAATTAAGGGCGCTGATTACGCTTGCCGGCAAGGTGGATCCGTCCCTCCAGGCAGCTATGTTGAAAGCCAGCAATCAAAGTAAGAAAACATCAAATGTTTTTAACAAGGCTATAAGCTCTATAAATAAGGGTGTATTGAATGTTGCCGGTAAAATCAGCCCGGCGTTTCAAGCTGGGCTGACAAAAGTGGAGAAGGGTGCTTCGAAGGCTTTCGGTGTTGTTCAAAAGGGTGCCGGATATGTAGGAAAGGGCCTCCAAACTGCCGGCAAGGTCGCAAAGGGGTTGGCTATTGGTGTCGGTGCCGTCGCGACGGTTGGAATGGCGGCCCTCGCTCCCCTCGCCAGCCAGGGTTTAGAATACGCAAGCAGCTTGGCTGAGGTTCAAAATGTTGTTGATACGACGTTCGGCAAGAGCGCTACGGCCATTGACAGCTTCTCGAAAACCTCGCTGAAATCATACGGCTTATCCACGCTGCAGGCGAAACAGTATTCATCCGTGCTGGGCTCCATGTATAAAAGCATGGGACTTGGTTCCCAGCAGACGCTGACTATGTCTCAGAACATGACGGCGCTCGCCGGGGATATGGCTTCTTTTTACAACTTGGATCCGGAGGAAGCGTTTGAGAAAATTAAATCCGGCGTCTCAGGAGAAACGGAACCGTTAAAAGCACTCGGTATCAATATGAGCCAGGCCAATTTACAGGCCTATGCAATGTCCCAAGGAATCAAAAAAAATTATAGCAGCATGTCGCAGGCTGAACAGGCAACTCTCCGATATAACTATCTGCTGAGCGCAACAAAAGATTCTCAGGGTGATTTTGCAAAAACAAGCGGAAGCTTTGCCAATCAGCAGAGGTTGCTGAAGACAAATCTACAGCAGGTCGCCGGAACGGTGATGTCCAAAATGCTTCCCGCGCTCGGTCAGGGGATGGAAAAAATTAACGGCTTTGTTACCGGTCTGAATACGGATTCCATTGCAAACTTTGCTGGGCAGGTCGGCAATATGGCTATCTCGTTCCTTCCTCTTGTTTTTCAGCTTTTACCCCTGTTTGGGAATCTATTGCAAATGATCCTTCCTCCGCTAATCAGTATCGGCCAGCAGATCATGCCCGTCATCATCATGGTGGTTCAGACTTTCCTGGCTGCGCTGCAGCCGCTGATTCCTCCGATTATGCAATTCGTCCAGGCTCTGCTTCCCCCGCTCATGCAAATTTTGACGGCGGTATCCCCGCTGCTGGTCCAGATAGCGGGAATTGTCGGCACTGTGTTGGGCCCGGCTCTCAGCTTCGTGGTAGGTGTTATTACTCAGATCGCGGATCTGATCGCCTCAGTAGCAAAGCCCTTTGGTGATTTTCTTGGAAAAATTGGCTCATTTCTCGGAATCAGCGGAAGCGCACAGCAGAAGATATCTAATGTCGGTTCCTCTGCTTCCAGTGCGAAAATTCCCGCATACGCAAATGGGGGATTTGCCAACAGTCCGTCAATTTTTGGTGAAGCTGGTCTGGAGGCGGCAATTCCAATCCGCCCGGGAAATTCGCGCAGCATTGGTCTTCTTTCAAAAACAGCCCGTCTGCTCGGAATGAAAGACCGTTTTGAGAAAAAGGATCCTCCGACTCCGGATAACGATTTGTTTTGGAAAAAACGACCTAACGATGGTGAACCCCGAAAAGCTTTGGTTAAATTTGTATACGCACCGGTATTCCATGGAGAGAGGCCAACAGAAAACGTCCTGAAACGGGATGCACAGAACGTCAAACGAGTGCTGGATGACTATTTTGGAGATAAGGGGCGTTTGGCATGGGATTAATAGATGGTTTTAATTATGTAACAATGGCGGGAGATACCTTCGACATGATCGCGCTGGACGCCTATAACGACGAATTTCGGGCACCTGAAATTATGCAGGCAAATCCTCAGTATTCGGGGATTGTGATCTTTGATGCCGGAATAACGCTGCGTATTCCGTATTTGGAGGAATTTCCACCAGAAAGTCTCCCACCATGGAAGAGGTGAATCAATTGGCGCAGGTCCTGTATGAAGGGAAAGACATTACATTGGAAATTGAGATTTCCGATCTGAAGGTAACGGACAACTGCGGCGATCAGGCTGACGCAATCGATGCCACATTCGCTAACAGTGAAAATCAGTGGAGCGGCTGGCAGCCTAGGAAGCAGGAAACGCTGAATATTGTCAATCAGGGATACCGGTCGGGAAACATGTGGATTGACCGAATCCGCCAGGAGGATGGGACCATCACGCTGGGGGCGGTCAGCATCCCTCCTGGAGGAAAAACAAAGCGCACAAAATCATGGGAAAATGTAACGCTGATGACAATTGCCGCGGAGTTGGCTGCCCGGTATGGGCTTTCTGTTCAATTCCTAAATGTTCCGTCATTTCCTTATGTCCGTGTAGATCAGATTGGCCGCGGTGATTTTGGTTTTTTACAGGAAAGGGCAATGCTGGAAGGCTGCAGTATCAAGGTCCAGGATAAGCGCCTGTTTCTGTATTCCGACGCGTATATGGAAGGTCTCCCCGCGGTTAAGACCATTGATGCCTCAGATTTCTTCGAAAAGCCACGTTTTAATGATGCGGCTGGTAATACATATCGAAGCTGCACAGTTGCATGGAAATCAATCGCAGGAACTTTTAAGGACGGTCAGGCGGTCGGTCCGGAGCTGACAACCAATGACTATCCGGTTACGAGCTCCGGCGAATCGCAAAGATTTGCGAAGAATTTGCTTCGCAGTTACAACAAAAAAGAGCAAATCGGAGAAATCGCGGTAATGCTGGATACCGGCATTACTGCAGGCAACAACATTTATATTACCGGGATGGGGCTGAGTGACGGCAAGTATTTTATCGATACAGCACAGCACAGTATGGCGGAGGAGGTCAGCCGCTTTATCCTGCATCGATGCTTTACGAGGTACTGACAATGATAATCGACGGAACAGTTTCTACGTCTGAAAACGAGAGGTATCGGATTAAAATTGGAGGAAGCATCTCCACCCCGATCTCCCGTCTGACAAGCGCCTGCCGGCTGAAAATTTCCTCTCCGGATACGGTGGAACTTCTTCCTCCGGCGGTCGGGGACGTGGTGCTTTGCTGGTTCCCTGGAGACGCGTTTCGGGATGGTTATGTTATCGGAATCGTGGAGGGATCATTGTGATTATTGGTAAATTTGGTCCAAAAACCTTTGAGACCTCTCAGAATAAAATTCTTACCTTTAGGGATTTTTCCGTTTCCGGAGATCTAAATACCTCTACGGAGGAAGCTTCACAGAAAAAACCGGCGACCACGGTTAAAGGGCCGGGCCTTTTAAAAATCAACGCTGAGCTACAGCTGCTTGCCCGGCTTGGCGTTGATGTTCAGGCCGAAATTGATAGCTGGTTTGCCATAAAGGATTCTAAGATTACCTATCCATTTGTTCTTTGCGGAAAAGCAGTCAGCCTGAACAGCTTTCTTTTGACTAACTGCGAGAGTGCAGATTATGTGATTACGAAAGCAGGCACCGCTCCGGTTATTGCATCCGCAGTGCTGAAGCTGGAGTTTACGGAATATCTGCCTCCGGGAGCGTCAAGATCTTCGAATGGAAAAAACAATAGCGCAGCTGGAGTCAAATCCAGTGTCAGTGTATCTAATCCGTATAAAGTGCCGACAACA